AGGTCAGAAGGCAACCACGGAGCAAGGGTAGTGATTGCCTTAGACTTTCCACCAGGATAACGAAGGGGTGTTTTCAATGGGTGCTTTGTCATAAATCAACTGGTCTTTCAGTTACTAAAAGAGAACCTTGAACAATGATATGATAATCGTCAGATGTATAGAATGGGTTTAAGGTATACAAAAGACTGGAAGGATAAAGAACCAGTACACCCTCATCTGCCTCTGTAAATACGAACTCCCTATGAGATGTTTTTCCAAGTGGGTTGGTATAAAACAGAGTGTGTTTTCCAGGGGAAGGATTAATAGAATCTTTGATGTGTGGGAGTTCCATCTCTTCTTCAATTTTGAATGGAACTTTTACAACACAGAAAAATGAATAATGCTTACCAGCAATTTCTGAAGGTGGGATAAACTCATACTTCTTTTGATAACTAACCCATGTAGGTGTTGGTGCCCACATTAAATAATCTGGAAGTTCTGGAGAGATTTTACTTACTAATTCCTTTGCACATGAAGTGACAGTTGTATCAATTTCTTGAGATGCAACATACTGGTGTTCAATATGAGATCCCGTGCTGCTATTAAATTTTCTCTGTTTCAGTCTTGGATCATTGAATAAATCCATGCAATAATCTTGAAGTTCTTCAACGACATTCCTCTCCATTTGATAGATGCCATATTCAATTGGAGAAACTGGTGCTGTCAGAACTCTTTCATCTTTAAAATCTGTCATGATCACAAAATAAGTTTCTTTTCTTCTGGGGTAATAATGTTACCAAACATCTCTTTATACTTCTTAGAGATACTGTCTTGCAATTCTACCACATAAATGATGTGATCACGAGACATAGTGATCTCAGGTTCATCCTTACTGATAACAGTTGCCCAAGGAGCAAATCCAACACTCTGCCCAGTAGGAAGAACAACTAGACCATTTTTGATAGTGATGGTGTCATCGGTTTCAGAGACAACCTCTGCGACCACTTCTTCACCAGTTACGACACGAATAAGTTTAACATTCATTTAAAGTTACACTCCACCATGATTTCAGTTAGGGCTGCCAGAAGGTTGATTTCTTGATCGGCAACAAATGCGATTTGATACTGATACTTAGCAATAATGAGGACAGCAGCAGCAATGCTAGGACCCTCCACGGTGCTATAAAGAGCATCGTAAACACGACGCAGTAGAACACTAGGATCATTATCCAGATTGTCCACAACCCAACGACGGACTTCAGGGAAGTTTTTTTCTTTGAGATTTTTAAGGAGATCATTTACAGAAACATCAGAGAAGGTGGCAAGGATAGCACTATCAATCTTTCCACTGACAGAATACCGTTGGCACTCATTAAGAACCCTTCTCCAGTCAGGGAAGTGCTTATTGATCAGTTCGGCAAGAACCTTTTGATCTGCCTCAACACCCTCTTTATCCAGGATGGTTTTGAGACGTTTGAAGAACTCTGCTGCGATAGCAGGTTTTTGCTTTCCACTGATAGAGAAATCGACCACGGCACATCGAGAGTGTAGTGGTTCGATGATTTTGTTTTTGAAGTTACAGGTGAAGATGAATCGGCAGTTGTTATAAAATGCCTCAATATTTGCCCGTAGGAGGAGCTGTACGTCGTGGGTCGTGTTGTCAGCTTCGTCAATAATGATGACTTTGTGCTTTGCGTCAGCAGAAAGAGAGACGGTCGAAGCAAAGTTCTTTGCCTGATTCCGCACCGTGTCAAGAAATCTTCCTTCATCAGATCCGTTGATAATAATGTAGTCGCATTTTAGTTGCTCACAGATTGCCCTGGCAATCGTGGTCTTACCAATGCCAGGGGGTCCTGCCAAGAGCAGATTAGGAATCTCTCCCTTCTCTAGAAACTCTTTGAAGGTTTCTTTGGTTTGCTCTGGCAGAATACATTCATCAATAGTTTTGGGACGATACTTCTCGACCCAAAGAAACTCATTACGAGACATCAATAGTTACTCAAGTGGACGAACAAATTCGTTGGAAACAATATCAGATGCATGAAGCATCTGTTTCATATATTCTACACCATCCTGGGGTGTAGTGTGATCACCGCAGGTAAAAACATCGCATACTGCCATGCCAGTTTCTGGCCAAGTATGAATGCTGATATGAGATTCAGCAAGCATGGCAACGCAGGTAACACCCTGAGGATCAAACTTGTGAGAGTTTAAAGCAAGCAGGGTGGACTTACATTTGACACTGGAATGATAAACAACATCTCTAATGTACTTCTCGTCATCAAGAAGAACCATACTACACCCCTTAAGGGTGAAGAGAATGTGTCTCATCAACCAAAACTGGAATCTGGTTCCAGAGCAATATAATAGTTCAGGTTATAGACAGAATTAGTAAACCGAGAAAGCAGTTTACTGGAGATTACAACATCGTAAGAACCAGGGACAATCTTGATGTTCTCAACCTTAAAGTTGAAAGTAAACTCTTTATCAGTCTCACCAACAACAATCTCGAACTGGTTAGAGTTGTCGTTCTTCTTATCACGAACAACCAGTTTGATCACACTTGCTTCACCAACAACAGCAAGGTCAGGCAGTTGATATACTTGTGCTGCTTTCAGCAGTTTGTCCAGTTGAGTACTTTCCAGTTGGAAGCAAACATCCTGAGTGGGAAGATCAATCTGCTTTTCGGGTGGTGCTACGATGACACTAGGATCAGCAAAGGCAAACTTTGCACGGGACTTACCTTCACGAATGACAAGGTAAGAGTCATTCTGGAAATCCAGTTCAGGATTTTGGTGAAGAGAAAGACCGTTCAGAAACTGACTGAGATCGTAGATAGCAAAGTCACGATCAAACTGTTCTGTAACTTCTGCCTCTGCCAAGATGTTCTTCATCACACTGATAGTGCGAAGTTTAGAACCCTCTTTGATCAGGATGGACTGGTTGATAGAAGAGAAGTTCTTGAGCAGGGTCAGGGTCTTATCAGAAAGTTTCATAGGGGTTTTCAATTTCATTGTTTTGACCAGAGAAGTGGTAGAGAAGAATTGCGTAGTGGATAATCTTCATGATATCCATTTTAGCACTTCCTTTCTTATCATAACGAGAGGCATACTTAAGAATGTTGCTGCGGCAAAATGCTTCAGCATCACCCACAGATTCGATAAGATCAAGGGTTTGAATCTTCGAAGAATAGTGGGCAGAATATGTACGGGTAATATAATCTTCGATTTCTTTAATGGTAAGATCTTCGTGATACTTCCAGTTGGGTTTTGGTTTCAATGCTTCTTTCAATTGTTCTGGTTTCAATTCCACTGCAGTTTGAAATTCAAATGAGTTCAATTTGTCAAGGTAATTATTATAGGCATCATCTAGTGCCTGAAAATCATTTTCATTATTCATGTGATCATAAAGCAAACTCCAAGCATTAGTCATTCTATCAAACTCCAAAAGTATTGTCAACGGGAACAACATTACCACATGCATCCATATCAACATCACCATCAACAGCATCATACAAACTCATGAATGCTTGCTTGGTTTCATCATCGAAACGATTGAGACCGAGGTTGATTGCCTTGACTTTATCATCAAAGATGCTATATGCCTTGATGATATGAATCAAACGACGAGTGCTGATCACTTCATCCACACCACCTTCTTTGAAGGTTTTACGGATGATGTCTGCCCAAGTAGCAAGATGAGTACAGAACTTTTCGTCTTCACAAATCTTGTTCAGGATGCGAGACTCAATGGAAGTGGGAGGATACTCCTGCTCAAAAGTCAGAGCAAAACGTTCAAGGAATGCTTCGTTGAGCACATTAGTGCCAATGAAACGACCATCGTCAGAACCTTTACCTTTGGTGTTGGCAGTGGCAACCACAGTAAATCCAGCAGCAGGTTTGACCCACTTACCAATCTTCTTGAGGAAGACACCCTTACCTTCTAGAATGGACTGAAGGCAGAGGATTTTGTTGGAAGCCAGGTCGATCTCGTCAAGGAGAAGGACTGCTCCACGTTCAAGTGCTTCGATGACGGGACCGTTATGCCATGCAGTATTCCCATCAACAAGCCTAAAACCACCGATAAGATCATCTTCGTCAGTCTCAATAGTAATATTTACACGGATCAGTTCACGATCCAACTGAGCACATGCTTGCTCCACACTGAACGTTTTACCATTACCCGAAAGACCCGTAATGAACGTAGGGTAAAAAAGATTGGACTGAATAATTTTTTTAAGGTCAGCAAAATTGCCAAACTTGACGAAGGTATCATCTTTTTCAGGGATGAGATTTTGTTCTACAGCAGGCAAAGCAGAGGGTGCGTTATAGTTCTGTTCTAGTTTTTCAGCAACGGTCAAATTCCATTTACCACGACCATCTTTGTATTCCTCAAGTTTCTTGGTCACATTAGGATATGAAACACCATTCATGGCACAATAAGCACGCAGGTCAGCAGTAGTAACATTGTTACCGTACAAACCGCGGAGTTCAACAAGAAGGTTTTCAGTGTTCAAACGGGTGGTCATTGCGAACCTCATTGGTATGTATACATTATAATCCCAGAAGGAGGGTCACGACTACGTTGTGTGCCAGTATCAAGACCGTCTATGGCCAATACTCCAGATCTACAGCAAGAACAAAACGATACTGATTACTCTGAACAATGCCAGGACGATGCCACTGATCTGATGGATAGATTAACCAGTTTCCAAATGTGGGTTTAACAAAGAACTCACCACCCCGACGAGGACCGTATGGTGCGATCTCTGTACCACACAGATCCATGTTCTCAACGTCATCTGGGATATTCAAATACCACAAACCACTGAGCATCTTCA